AAGCAAAAATTCTGGATACCCCATACGGTAAGATTGTAAAGAATCTTATCTCTGAGGGTGTCAAAATTGGTGTCTCATCCCGTGGTATGGGTTCACTAAAACAAAACAATAACGGTGTCAATGAAGTCCAAGATGACTTCAGCCTCGCGGCAGTTGATATTGTTGCTGATCCTTCTGCCCCCAATGCGTTTGTTGAGGGAATTATGGAAGGTAAGGAGTGGGTGTGGGAAAACGGTATTCTCACCGCTCGTCGTATCGAGTCTTACAAAAAGCACATCAAACGTGCGACTAAGACCAACTTAGAGGAAGCAAAGTTGTACGCTTTCGCGGATTTCCTCTCAAATCTAATCAAAGATAAATAAGAGAAGACCAAGGAGAGTAACATGAGTCTTAAATCTGCTCTAGAAACTGCGAAGGAAATCCTCGAACAAGCAACCACCGAAGATGTAACCATCGAAGAGGGTATGCACGACAAGAAAAATGGCGGGACTGAAGCCCCCGGTTTGAAGGGTGGTGCGATGTCCGCCGATGGTGTTTCACCCGAGGCAATCAAGCCGACCGACAAAAAGGCAAAGAAGCCTACTATGCAATCGACTGATGCAGGTGCAGAGGAAGAAGACATGCATGGTGGTGAGGAAGAAGATATGAACGCCATGACTCCCGGTGAAGAGGAGTACGAGTACGAAATGGAAGGCGATGCAGAGGAAGAGGAGATGGAGGATGGAATCGAAACCATCAAGAAAATGTCTCCCAGTGCCGGTATGAAAGAACACCTTGGCAAACTTTTCTCTGGCGAAGAACTCTCCGAAGACTTTAAAGAGAAAGCATCAACTGTTTTTGAAGCCGCTGTCACTATGCGAGTTGACGAACTTCGCTCCGAACTCCACGAAGAGTTTGACGGTCAACTCGAAGAAGCAAAAGCAGAAATGGCTGAGAAACTTGACCAATACCTCACCTACGTTGTTGAGAACTGGATGAAAGAAAACGAAGTCGCCATCGAGGCTGGCATCAAGACTGACGTTACCGAGTCCTTTATGGGTGGTTTGAAAGAACTGTTCGAAACTCACTACGTCACGATGCCCGAAGAGTCATATGATCTCATCGAAGGTTTGAACGATAAGATTGATGAACTCGAAGATAAACTTAACGAGTCTACCGAAAAGAACATTGAACTTTCTCAAGGTTTGGTCAAGGCTCAGTGTGAAGCACTCTATGAAGCCGCCGCCAAGGACATGACTCAATCTGATGAGTCAAGATTCCGTGGTTTGGTCGAGTCTCTTGACTTCGACGGCGTTGAGGACTTCAACGACAAACTTTCAACTTTGAAGGAAAACTTCTTTGATGTTGAAGAAACTCAAGTAACCCCTCTCGTTGAGGAGTTTGCTTCATCGGAAGAAGAAGCATTGGATGAATCTATTGAACTTACCCCGTCAATGGAAGCGTACGCAAAAGCACTTTCACGGTCGGCATCCGTTCATAACGCTACTACCCTTAAGGACTAAGACAAGAAAGGAAAGTCAAATGTCTGATAACCTCCTCGTAGAAAATCTACGACAAAAGTGGCAGCCGGTCATTGAACACGCCGACATGCCAAGTATCAAGGATGACTATCGCAAGAACATTACTGCGATCATGCTTGAAAACCAAGAAAAGGCTCTGCAAGAAGCCGAAATTTCTAACCACATCGGTCTTGGTGGTTCACCATTCGGTGACACCTCCGGTGCTTTCAACGCTGTTGCCGGATTCAACCCCGTCCTCATCTCACTCGTTCGTCGGGCTATGCCTAACCTGATCGCATACGATGTCTGTGGTGTCCAGCCTATGTCTGGTCCCACCGGCTTGATCTTTGCGATGAAGGCTAAGTTTGGTAATCACGGATCTGCCGAAGCACTCTTTGACGAAGCCCCAACCGGATTCGGTGCAACTCCCGGCTTTGCTGGTACTTCTGACGGTGTTGGATTCCCATCCTCTGGTGGAACTGGTGACCCTCTGGGTAACTTCAATGGTACTAATGCCAACGAACTGACTAGAGGTTCTGACGGTCCTACTCAGGGCGGTGCAACGTTCTCTGTTGGCGGCGCACCATCGTCCGTGTTCGAAGACAACTCTGACACCTTTAACGACATGTCGTTCGTTATTGACCGTCAGTCCGTTGTTGCTAAGACCCGTGCGTTGAAGGCTGAATACACCTCCGAACTCGCTCAGGATCTCAAGGCTGTTCACGGTCTGGATGCTGAAACCGAATTGGCTAACATTCTCTCGGCTGAAATCCTCGCTGAAATCAACCGTGAAGTTATCCGTTCGATCTACACCAATGCTAAGTTGGGATGTAAGCAGCCAGACTTGAAATTCAACGCCCCATCAGGTATCTCTGCCTACGGTAACAACAGTGGTAGAGGCGGCATCTATGATGTGGATAACGACTCTGACGGTCGTTGGTCTGCTGAGAAGTTCCGTGGTTTGATGTTCCAAATCGACCGCGAATGCAACGTGATTGCTAAGGAAACTCGTCGTGGTAAGGGTAACTTTATTATCTGCACCTCGGACGTTGCCTCGGCTCTCGCAATGTCTGGCTTCTTGAACTTGACCCCTGCACCTTCGGGAACTCTCGAAGTTGATGATGCTGGCAACACCTTTGCTGGCACTCTGAATGGCAAGATCAAGGTCTACATCGACCCATACTCTGTGTCTGGTCGTGATTATATCACCGTTGGATATAGAGGTACTTCGCCATATGATGCTGGCATGTTCTACTGCCCATACGTCCCGCTCCAAATGGTGCGTGCCGTTGGTGAGAACGACTTCCAGCCCAAGATCGGCTTCAAGACTCGATATGGCATGGTTGCTAACCCGTTTGCAGAAGGCGCTACTGCCGGCAACGGAACAATCAGCTTCAACAACAAGAACGTATACTACCGACTTGTTGCAGTATCGAACCTGATGTAATAAAAAGACCTGTAAGGGCGATTTTAGAGGGCCTCCTTGTGAGGCCCTTTTTTTTGTCTGGATAAATAGATCAGGAGGATATTATGCCGGCTATTGATAATCAACCAGAAAATAAGAGCTACCTATCACCACTAGGTTTTAGGTTTGTTCTTAATCGTACTCCTAATACAAACTACTTTGTTCAGAATGTACGATTACCTACCCTGTCTCTTGGTCAGTTTGACTTAGAGGATCCGTTTGTAAAATTACCAACTCCTGGCACTAAATTATCCTACGACCCTCTTGACATTACCTTCATGGTAGATGAAGATATGTCTAACTATCTAGAAATACATGACTGGTTGAGAGGTCTTGGTTTCCCAGAGTCCTTTGAACAGTATTCCTCGCTTATAAGATCCTCTCCTACAGTCTCATCACAATCAGATGCTACTAAAGTGTTTAGTGATGGAACATTATCGGTATTGTCTAGTCATCAGAATCAGAACCTTAAAATTGTTTTTGAAGATATGTTCCCTATCTCGTTGTCTGACTTGTCATTTGATAGTACACTATCCGATGTTGAATACCTAAGAGCTACTGTTACGTTCAGGTACAGATTATACACAATTGAAAAAATTTAATTTATGAAGATAGAACAAGTGATTGAGATGTGGCAACAAGATGCCAAGATAGATAATGTTGATTTGGATACAGAGTCACTAAATGTGCCCGTACTACACGGTAAGTATCTAAAACTCTTCTACGAGCAAAAGCTCAGACTTAAAAAGTACAAAATTCAATATAAGTCACTCAACAAAGTATTGAGTGAGTATTATCGTGGTGAATTGAATAATCCTGAAGACCTACAACGAATTGGACGTGAGCCATGGGAAAAGCATGTTCTCAAGGCAGACGTGTCTCAATACATTGAAGGCGATCAGGAGATGGTTGATCTTGTTACTCGTATGGTGTATCAAGAGCAAGTTGTTTCGTTATTGGAAGATATTATGAAAAGTATAAACAATAGAGGCTTCCATATTAATGCAGCTATCAACTGGAGGAAACTCACCCAGTTCGGCGTATAGAGAATTGTTAGTAATTGAGAAAGTGAATGAGACCTTCTTGAAGGTCAACTGTAACCAGGGTATTGCTCAGGAGCTGAATGAGTTCTTTTCATTCTTTGCGCCTGGGTATAAGTTTATGCCTGCGTTTAAACGTAGGCAGTGGGATGGGCGTATACGTCTGTTCAATAGCCGTAACAACGGGCTGTATGTTGGGCTACTTCAGTATCTGAAGACATTTTGTGACGAGAGAGATTATGACTTAGAGTTTAACTCTGATCTAGAACTACAAGAAGAGTTTTCGTTTCAAGAAGCAGCGGAGTTTGCAAGTGAGATAAACTTACCGTTTGAACCACGTAAGTATCAGCTAGAAGCATTTACTCACTGTGTACGTAATAATAGGTCGATGATCTTATCTCCAACTGGATCTGGTAAATCGTTGATCATATATCTGCTATCAAGATTCTATAATGAAAAAACGTTGATAGTAGTACCAACAGTATCGCTAGTTCGTCAGATGTATAGCGACTTTAAGGACTATGGATACAAAGAAGAATGTAAACTGATCAGTGCTGGAGTCGACAAAGAGATTATCGACGAAGACATTACAATCACTACTTGGCAATCAATATATAAGATGCCAAAGAAATGGTTTGACCAGTTTAATGTAGTCATAGGTGACGAAGCTCATCTATTCAAAGCAAAGTCTCTTACTACCATTATGACAAGGTTAAGTGGTTGTAAGTATCGGTTTGGATTTACTGGTACACTAGATGGTACAGAGACACATAAGTTAGTATTGGAAGGTTTGTTTGGCACGGTCAAGTCATTTGTAAAGACCAAGCAGCTTATTGACGGTAACACATTAGCAGACCTCAAGATTAAGATACTTGTATTGAAGTACAACGAGCTTACAAAGAAGGCTCACAAAGAGGATAAGTTCCATGACGAGATGGACTTCCTTACACAGAATGATAAACGAAACAACTTTATATCAAACCTGACACTGTCACTAGAAGGAAACACATTAGTATTGTTTAGCTTTGTTGAAAAACATGGCAAAGTACTGTATGATATGGTCAGGAATAAAGTTGCTAAAGGACGTCAAGTATTTTTTGTATTTGGAGGAACAGATGCCGATACCAGAGAGAGTATCCGTGCCATCACGGAGAAGGAATCAAACGCAATCATCATCGCTTCTTACGGAACATTCAGTACTGGGATTAACATACGCAGTCTACATAACATCGTGTTTGCTAGCCCTAGTAAGTCTCGGATTCGCAATCTACAGTCTATTGGCCGCGGGTTGAGAAAGAGTGATAGTAAAACTGTTTGCACGTTGTATGATATTGCAGACGATCTTCAATACAAGAAGAGTGTAAATCATACACTAAGACATTTGTACGAACGTGTTAAGATTTACAACGAAGAGCAGTTTGATTACAAGATGTACAAAATTAAACTAGAGAACTAACTCATGGCTAAAAAAAGAACTAACTACATTAACAACCCCGACTTCCTTCAGGCGATGATTGATTATCGCACTAAGGTTGCTGAGGCAAAGGATTCTGGGAAGCCCAAACCTCAAGTACCTCCGTACATTGGAGAGTGCTTTATGAAAATTGCAACTAGGTTGTCACACAAACCAAACTTTATCAACTATTCGTTTAGAGATGAAATGATATGTGATGGTATTGAAAACTGTATGCAGTATATCGATAACTTTAATCCAGAAAAGTCTAAGAACCCCTTTGCATACTTTACTCAGATCATTTACTTTGCCTTCCTGCGTCGCATCGATAAAGAAAAGAAACAGTTGTACATTAAGTTCAAGATGTCAGAGCGATTGAACATCGATGAGGCAACTAGCGACCGCCAAGATCACGATACTGATGCTGACTTTAACGATGCAATCAAGAATGATGCAGACAGTCAGGAGTATATCGACAACTTTATAAAGTCATTTGAAGAAAGTCGTAAGAGCAAGAACAAAAAGGCTAAGAATGAAGAAAAAGTTTAAATTAGCGTACATGGATGTAGCTCAAAGATTCTCAGAGCTTAGTCATTCTCAAAAGCTAAAAGTTGGATGTATTATTGTAAAGGACAACCGCATCATAAGTATTGGCTACAACGGTATGCCATCTGGTTGGGATAATGTATGTGAGGATGCCGAGATTGTGGAAGGCACCTACGAGCCAGAAAAGTATTACAGGTCCAAGCCTGAAGTCCTCCATGCAGAAAGTAATGCTATTGCTAAGGTTGCCAAAAGCAATGAAAGCTGCGATAATGCTGCTTTGTTTTGTACACATCAGCCGTGCCTAGAATGTGCAAAGCTGATTCTTCAAAGTGGTATCACCTCAGTATACTACAACACATCCTACGTATCGTTAAACTACGGTAGTGGTCTTGAGTTCCTCAAACAATCTGGTATATACGTCGAGCAAGTAAATGAAGATAGCACTTATCACTGATACACACTTTGGGGCTCGCAACGACAGCCAGGCTTTTGCTAAACACTTTTATGAGTTCTATAGTAATGTGTTTTTTCCGTACCTGGACGAGCACGACATTAAGACCGTTGTACATCTAGGAGACATTGTAGATAGACGTAAGTACATAAACTATACATCTGCAAGACTTTTACGGGAAGCGTTAATAAAACCACTACACAAACGTAACATAGAAGCACACTTCTTGATTGGTAATCACGATACCTACTTCAAGAACACTAACGAAATTAATTCACTTAACGAGCTGTATTCTAACAACAGCTATCCTAACATCCACATCTATGCAAACGAACCAAAGGCAGTAGACTTTGACGGATGTGAGATTCTTCTCACTCCATGGATATGTAGTGGCAACTATGATAGATCCATGGAAGTAATTACCAACACCTCAGCACAAATATTGTTTGGACATTTAGAACTCAAAGGGTTCGAGATGTACAAAGGAGCGATTAACAATCATGGATTTGATAGCACTGTCTTTAGTAATTTTGATATCGTGTGTAGTGGCCATTTTCACCACAAGTCTACTGTGGGTAATATCAACTACCTTGGAGCCCCTTATCAAATTACTTGGTCTGATTATGATGACCCTCGTGGTTGGCATATTTTTGATACAGATACTCGTACCCTGGAGTTTATCCCTAATCCATTAGAGATGTTTGCTAAGATTCATTATGATGACAGTAACACGACAATGGAGCTGGTAGTTAATCAGGACTTTGATCAGTACAAAGATAAGTATGTCAAAGTAATCATTCGTGAGAAAACAAATCCATATTGGTTCGATATCTTCATTGACAAGTTAGAGAAGGCTGGTCCTCACAATGTACAAGTAGTGGAGGACCATCTACATCTCGATCTTGAATCTGACGATGAGATTGTTAATGAAGCCGAAGACACGATGACCATCCTTACAAAGTACATTGATGCATTAGACATTAGTACAGACAAACAACTCGTTGAACAGACAATAAAAGACCTGTATAATGAAGCGCTTACTGTAGCGTAACTTTCATATGATTCTATTCAAATATATTCGTTGGAAGAATATTCTGTCTACTGGTAACAACTGGACAGAGATAAAACTAAACAAGACTAAGTCCACACTGATCGTCGGAGAAAATGGATCTGGGAAGTCAACTATCCTAGATGCATTGTCGTGGTCTCTTTACGGCAAGGCTTTCCGTAAGGTCAATAAAGTCCAGATGATAAACTCTATAAACGGTAAGGGTGCAGAGGTACAAGTAGAGTTTACTATAGGTAAAGATAACTTTAAGATTGATCGTACTATCAAGAAGTACGGTTCGTCTATGTTTGAAATCTACAAGAACGGAAAGCTGGTTGATCAATCAGCTAACTCGCGAGACTACCAAGAGTATCTCGAACGTCACATACTAAAAATGAATCATCGATCATTTTGTCAGATTGTAGTACTTGGTAGTGCTACTTTCATGCCATTCATGCAACTGTCTGCTATGCATCGTAGAGAAGTGATTGAAGACTTACTTGATATAGAAATCTTTTCTACAATGAATACTTTGCTTAAAGAAAAGGTATCAACAAACAAAGATGATCTCCAGAAAGTAATATACGATGAGGACATCTTAAACGAGAAGATCGATCTACAGAATCAGTATCTGCAGACTGTTAAAGACGATAACGATAAACGTATCCAACAACATCAGGATAAGATAGACAAGTCGCGTAACGAGATACAAGATTATCAACAGCGGATTGAACAACTAAACGAACAAGTAGCAGAGTTGAACAGCAGTATTGTTGATAAGGATAGTGTGTCTAAAAAGAAGAAGAAGATAGAACAGCTAGAGGTAAAGATAAAGAGTAAGATGTCATCTCTTGTCAAGGAGATTGAGTTCTTTGACAACCATGACAATTGTCCAACCTGCAAGCAAGATATTGATCACGAATTCAAATGCTCGACTATCCAATCAAAGAACACCACGCTA